CAAGTTCTTCTACGAATATAATCTTTACAGATAGTCCATCTGCAAGTTTTATCCACTTAACCTTTGGTCCGTCGCCACCCTTTTGGCCATCTAGTACTGGACACATTTCTTTGATTCCTCTTAGTATTGCCATGTGTTTTCTCTTTTCTGTGTTATGTTAGTTTAGCATAGACTGTATTGATTTGTCAAACTGGAAGTCCAGTTCTTTAATTGACTTATCGTCCATGTCGCCTATATCTTTATATTCTTTATTTAGTTGTATTACGGATACACGAGAACCAAGTTTTTCAACTATCTTAGTTTTCATGTTTCCACCTGCTTCATCGTTATCCGCAATAACAATTATATCATTGAAGTACTTTTGAAGCAACTCTATTTGTATATTAGATACATTAGACCCAAGTGTGGCTACTGCTGGGTAACCACACTGGTCAAGCCTAATAGCATCAAAAGATGATTCTACTATATAAACCTTCCCAGAACTCTTTACTCTATGTAAGTTAAAAAGAGTTTTAGATTTTGGTAGTCCTGGAGTATTTTTAAACTCTTTGCCCTCAATAGATCTACCAACAAAACCAATTGGCAGCCCGTCAGGACTATGGACTGGTACAGTAACCATATCCTGTTTTTCTGAATAGCCTAGTGAAAACTTTGATGCTGACTCTTTGCTGATCTTTCTATAATTAAAATAATCTTTTGCTCTACTAGAAGATAGGAGACTGTTATGAAGACGCTTAAGAACTACTTCATCAAACAAAGTAAACTCTGGCTTTTTATATAGGGCTCTGTCTATATCCTGCTCAATACTAGTTTCTGTTTCCTTGCTTTTGATAAATCTTGCAGCCTCAAAGTAGGTTCTATTAGACATATGCATTACAAATTCTGTTAGTCCAGTCACATGATGGCATGCAAAGCAGAAGAATGTTCCGTTGTTCTTATCTATTTCGCCTGCTGGGGTTCTGTTATTGTTGTGGTATGGACAAAAAATAATGTAGTCTGAGTCAACCTCAGATTCAATCGTTACACCTGTTCCTGTGAGAACTCTTTTGATTTGCTCTTTTGTGTATAGATTGGTGTGCTTACGTCTATTCCTGCTATCCATTCGCTTTGTCTTCTCCCCGTATATGTTCCGTGTACTGTTAGTTGAAATTCAAAATATTTTTTATTATGGTTATAGTCTAGTGTAAAATCTGGGATTATGTCAAGCCTTGGTACATAGCCTGAAAGTCGCATCTCTGACTCAAGCAGTCTGACATACTCTGCTTTAAGTCTACCAAGTGCTGACTCATCGTGAATAATCCCGTCAAGATAAAACTTCTTAATAGGCCTATGGTGATAGAAGGTAGGCGGAAGGTTATCCTTAATTTTCGACATATCATATTATACCTACTTATCTTCATAGTCCTTGTACCTGTAGTATCCCTTATCAAAATCAACTTGAACAAGAAAGTCCCCCATGAATCCATTACGGTTCTTTCTAAAAGCACATTCAATGATATCACTGTTTGATGCTCTACCAAGTGCAATTACCCAGTCCGCATCGTATGCAATTTGTCTGGACCAGGCAGTTTGGCCCAGTGTAGGAACTCCACTAAGATCATTAACATCATCTGGTGTTGCAGATGAAATTGCAATAATGGGAACCTCTTCACCAATAGCCATAAGTTTAAGTTCTCTTGAAAGGTTCTTCATTCGTACCGTTTCATTGTCTGACTTCTGGTTAGGAGCCATCAACTGAAGATAGTCAACAATTACAAAGTCTGGCTTGTACTGGTCAATCTTTCCACGAAGAACTGAAGGGTTAATCTCTCCACCCTGATCATTGGAGATAATGTGAAACTCTGGCTTACCCTGCAAGTGTTTTGCATGCCAGGCTTTAAGAGTATCGAGTTCTACTTCTCCATTACTCAACTTGCGATGAGACCAGAGTCCTTCTCCCATGATTGTAAAAACACGGTTACGAACTTCTGTCTCTGACATCTCAAGTGAGATTACAAGGGGTGTCTTGCCCTGCTTCCAGGCCTGTACAGCGAAGTATAGAGCCATCCATGACTTTCCGATACCTGGGTATGCTAGAAAGACTCCTAACTGCCCTGGCATAATTCCAGAAGGAAGATAGTTATCAAACCCTGGAAGGTTGGTTTTAATTCCAACATGACCAGCAGCCTGTTGAATCTTTAGATTCTCAAAGTATGCGATTGCAGACTCAAGGTCAGTTACATCAATATCACGGATTGCAGATGTGTTTTTCTTTAACTCTGATGTTTGTGTAATTAAATCATTTAACGCAATGTTTCCCTGGTTATTCTGAACATTGGTTGCTGCAGATCTTAGGATATCTTTTAGGCTGTCATTTAGATATTCGCCCTGTAACTCTTCAAGGTGATGCTTAGTGGCACCAACATTTGCTATTGGAGAGAAGTCTCTGAATTTTTCAGTAACAAGTTCTGCAGGTGGTAAAGACTTGTTGTTTTCAAAGTAAAGTCTAATAAAGTTCCAGATATCTCCATGAGTTCTTAGAAGGGTATCCACATTGGCTTGCAACAGGACATGGATTTGCTTGTCTTGAAGAACTGCAGTAATCAGTTTGGACTCTGTATTATTCACTTAGCCACTCCTTTGCCATTCTTCTACGCTCTGCTCTCTCTTTGTCGTCCCTATTTTTATCTTTTTGTGCCTGTAAAATCTTTTCTGCATTGTATGCAAAGTAATTCCAAGATGGATTCTCTGCAACCTTAAAGTAATACTCAAGTATATCGTAACATCCTGAAATTCCATATGATTCAACTAGGGCATCTGAAGCCCACTGTTCTACATTTAGATTAAGAGATGGCTTTGATTCGTACCTTGCGGTATGATACTTGCTGTATCTTGAAAGCAAAGCCATTCGGTCTTTGCGCTCAGCCATTATTCGTTAATCTCTGCCTTTGCTTCGTTGATTTTATCGGTTAACTTATCTTCAACAAATTTGTAAACACGCTCAAAAGCCTGATCTGCGGTTTCTCCATTGCGTCTTGAGTCAACAATACCAAGATCAAGTCTTAGTGATTGAAAGTTGCCAAGGTTAAGCGTGTATCCAAGTGTAACAGATACCTTTGTGTCTTCGTTTTCCATTTCATACCCTTCGTTAAATAGACTCGCTCCAAATTGGAACAAACTGTCCGTCTTCTGTTCTTCTATATGTAAGTATACCATCGCCCATTCTTCGTGTCAACTCTTGCTTGCTGGGCGTAATATCATTTGTAATTAGTTTATCTTTTCTTGGTCTGCCAATATGGTATGTAGCAAGTATATCACGTATCTCTTTTACTTGCGATTCTGAGTAGTATGATCTTACTTGAAATCCTCTAGCCCCGCCTTTTTGAGATCCCATCGGGAATGGAATGACTCCTCGTTTCATTAGTGATGGCATATACTTTTTATGACGATTAACTAAATCAGCAGTCTCTCTAACTGTATATGCTCGCTCCCTTTTCTTTTTAAAATCAGAAACTAAACAACTTTCAATTTGATCTTTTGTTATATTATAAACAGACATTATCCCATTGGACTTGTTTAAATGATGTATCCTAACAAGGTCTCCATTTAAAAACCAAACCTTTTTATTCCCTGGAATTACAGGGAGGACATTGTAGCCTTCGCTCTCGATACTTCCCTTTTTAACAGCCATGAACCCTCCGCAGAACTTTCAGGTGGATTATAAAAACTTCTTGAACCACAAGACATACAATATGTTTCAAGATGACCAACTGTTGTGTACTGTCTATCAAGAAACATCCTTCCTTTACATTTTTTACACTTTAGCATTAGTTTGGTATACCAATGATAATTAAATTAACATTAAGAGATGCAGTACCAGATGTATTAAATCTAACAAATCCGCTAACCCCAGATGTAGAAGGGTCATTCAATACAACAGAAACATTAGATCCAGCAGGAGTCTGACCGACATTTATTGCTGTGGCGGTTACGATTGGTGGAAATCTAAACTCCCCTGCAAAAGAATGAGAGAAATTAAGTTGTTCTCCAGGGGTAACATTTTGACTGCTTGCAACCTTTATAAGACCACCAATAATTCTGACCTCTGTTACTTTTCTATTTTGTGGACCGTTGTCCGCTGTTTGAACTGTAACATAGTCATATGTTGCTGGGGATACCTCTTTTGATAGATCATTAACTGCTTGGGCTAACTCATAGATATATGTTACATCTAGTGGTTGTCCACGCTCAGGTAAAGGTATTTTTGCCATACTATAATTATACCACTAAAGGCTCTGCTAAAGTAAAGATTGCAGCGTCTGCTGAATAAGTCTTAGGATAAATAGGAACCTGCACAGCCACTTGGAATGAGGATGCTCCTGATGGTACCAAGGTTGAAAACTGTGTTGATGAAGAACTAGCCAAAAACGACCAGTCCTTAAGATTAGTTTTTATGTATATATCATACTCTTTAAAAATAGATATCTCAGTTTCTTCGGGGTCTGCTGAAATTTTTGGATGCTGCCAGACCATGTTGATAACTTTTGTTGGAGAGGACCCTGTTACAATAACAGAGCAAGGGACTGGCTGAAGTTCTCCCTTTAGCACAAAGTAGTATGGAGACCAGTGAGATGATCTGTTCTTATCTTTAGATACAACTCTGTATCTAACAAAATATCCTAAATTGTTTGAACTAAAAGATGGAAGATCTTCTTTTAAGACTACAGCCTTTTTTATTTCTCTGTCTGGCTCAAGATTTGCAACTGTCATTATAGAACATCCAAACCAAACCTAAACTCAATATGATTTGAACTGTTTGCAATTTTTGTAATTGGCTGAGAATTTAGATTTTTTACAATTGAATAACCAGTTAATCCATAAATTGGATTCAGGTTTGTTGTATTTTCTAATCTCAAAGCATCCAAACAAACATAGTAATCTGATGAAACCTCTTCATCTTTTATTACTGAGACATAGAACTTTGCCACATCAACAGTCTTCCAGGTAAATCCAGTGCTCTTGGTTAACTCTTCAAACTTTTTAATAGATACAAAGTATCTTCCTGTGGCAAAGTCTACATCTAAATCAGAGTTACTTAAAACCACTTCAAACCTTGCCCACTGACCTTCGGAGCCGTGAACATCAGTTTCTGCAAACTCTATCATTATTCTAACCTCATCTGGTTGCACATCGGATTCTCCATTTTTATTTATTAAAGAAAACGCTAAGCGCAAGTCGTCTTTTGGAGATGTCTTATCAAAATCTAGCACTGATCCAGTTAAGTGTATATGATTGGACCCTGATCCAATTGAAAGTTTTCCACTAGGCAGTACACTAATGTCTGACATATCTCCACGCAGAACCATAATGTTATTTAAAAAACGACAACCCTCTCGTCTTGCCTTTCTCTTCGCCTTTGCAAAAATAGGGTTGTCTGAGTTTGTCTGAAATACTACATCTGCTTTATTAATAACGTTATCTCCTGAGTGTAGATCACCCTCATAAGATGGAATAGATGATGCCTGATCCTCCGTGTGGTACTCCCAGTTTTCATCTTTAGTAAATAAAAAGATTGTTCTACTGTCATTAAAGTTTGCGCTAGGGTTAGATCCCGCAGACCAAATACCAACCTCTGTTATATCGTATCTCTCTAGTGTTGGTAGTTCTCCAGTAAATACTATTTTTGATACCCCGTTTTCAGTAACATATCCTCTAGAGGTTACTGGTATGCGGAACATCTCAAAGTCTAAAAGTTCTTTGGCTTTCATGGCCTGGGTCTCTTCCTCTGAGAATATATGAGAAGATGATACTGGTGTAGCACCGCATCCAATAGCGATGTATGAGGCATAGGCTGGTGCTTGCCCTACTAGGTATTTTGCCAAAATTGATTGACCTGTATTTGTTATCATTTGTTACTCCTAACTAGTAATTGTATCATCAAAATATCCCCCTTGGTTAATTATTTCTATCTCTACCTGCTCTTCATCGTCAATATTAATAAGATCAATTAGTAGATTTCCAGTACCCTCATCAAGATATACTATAGAACCGTCTGCTCCGTTGCCATATTTAGGGAGTTTATCTTCAAGTCTTATTGAAAAGTTCTTAAATAAAACATCTGAGGTTCCACCAAGTTTAATTATATTATTAGAGTTGTAGTCTAGCATTATGTTCTTTAGGTTTTTAACAATGCTGTACATAATATTTTGTCCATTGATAGCATCTGATCTAGAAATATTAATCAACTCTTGGCCACCAATATCTTGAAATATAAGTTCATACATTGCCTCATATGCTATTGGGTCTGTGAACTCATCTACTGCATTTGGCAGAGCAACCTTTGTTGAATTAGTTTGAGTGCTTCTTCCAAAATCTGAAACCCATGGAGTTATTGGCTGGTTTGCTGTTGCATCGACTGCCATTATAGTACCTCACTTAAAAATACTGACATATCTGGTCCATCTTTTGATTTTGAATATTCTATATTGTATACAACAAATCTAGACCCAGTTGATCCTGCCTTGTTGATATTTTTTTCAATATAGTCTACCTCTACAATATCACCTAATTGAATCATAGGGTTTGCGAATATTTTTAATCCTATTGACTTTCTTGGCTTTGTTATTTTTTTAACCAACCAAGACATCAGGTTTTCTGCAGCATCGGCTGTTTGAACATAAGGAACATCTAAGGAAAAATCTTTTTTACCATAAAGCATTCTACTTGCCTTTATGTCTTCATAATTTTTTGCAACTTTATTTACAGAAGTTATAAGACCTGTCGAATCAAACTGCGGATCTGATAGGTCGCTATTTTTTGAGAAGTATTCATCTACGCTAAAGTTATTTGCAGACTGACTAGTAAAGGCTATTCCGTTAATTCTTAAAAAACTTTGACTGTTTGAGTCTAGGCTTAGTAGTTTGTCCGTTGTATTAAAAATTAAAAACTCTGCTCCATAAGATCTTGCTCTAAATCCAGATACAGCATATGTCTTTAACTTATTAAAAGTTGGTGCTAACTGTGCATATAGTGCTGGATACGCTAAGTCATATCTAAAATTAAAAGATGCTGCTTCACGCATGATTGTTCCAAACTCATCAAAGTACATGCTAAACTTGGGTGGTTGAGCAGAACTTATGCCAGTTAGGTATGATGCTTGTACCGCTCCACTCATTGAATATTTTCTAAAAGAGTCTTGTGCGCTTATACCAGAATCTCCAAATGCATTTGAAATTGGTGTGTCCAACTGGAAAGAAGTATTTTGAGAATAGTTGTTTGCCAAAGCATATACATTTTCAAACATAACTCTAGAAGATCCTCTAACAAAAAGGGCAATGTTGTTATATACATTTAGTGGAGATTCATCAAATACTGTAGCAATAAGAGTGTCGTTTAGATATAAGAAAAACTTTCTTCTTGAACCAATATCTTGATACTCTACAGACAAGTCATAAACGCTGGGGTTCTGCTCGGCAGCCATTCTATACTGTCCAGTAAAAGCCCCATCATCTACAATTATGTTTGCAAGTCCTTCATACAGGGTCACAGGTATTGCAGGTGCTGCAGGGTTAGTGCTTGTTGATGTTTTTGCCTCTAGTTTATAAAACAGAACATCGTGTACGTTTTGTCTTGAAGAGTCATTTATCTTTGTTGCATCTAAAGCAATTATCTCAAAGTAATATCCTGCATTAGTCTTAGGGTCTACCATGATGGCTAAACCTCCACCACCGCCTGCAATAATAATTTTCTCATCGGCTGTCTCTCCTTGAACAGAGTACAGTTCTGTTGGGCCAACTGGTGTTTGTCCATTCTTTTCGTTATCTTCAATTCTTCCAATAACTCTAAGTCTTGTTCCAAAATGTTTAAACTTATTTGAAAGAGGCTTGTAGACATATGATAAAAAGTTTGCAGGAATATCTGTTGTTTTAAACCCTCCACCATTCATAACAAGTGCAGATGACTGAACAGTTCCTGATTGAGTTGAAAGCATTTTATTTACACTAGACTCTGAAATATACTTTGATGAAATAAAATTCTTAATGACTCCATTTCTAGTTGTTTTTGTGGCAAAAGTATTATTAACTCCAGCAGCAACATTCTTTGTTGTTTCTGGAAGTGTTTGATCAAACTTAAATAGATACTTTGACTCCATTTCAACTCCACGAATATTCTCGTTGTTTGACCAGTGTTCACTTAGTCCAGCGTTGTGCTCTGAGATAGAAGTTCCAAACTGTGCTCTTCCATGTTTAGCAACTTCACCATTCTTTAGTTTAGACAAACCATTTATCTCTTCATAGTTTGGCTCAGAGTAAATTCTTACAAGACCTGTGGGATATATTTTTCCATTGAATGGCAAAGAAGCAAAGTAGGAATCGTATTCAATTTTACTGCTTATCCAAACATCTCCAGTTCCTGAAACATTGTACTGTGCTGCATCAAACTTTATAATTTCTCCATTTGCATAGAAGTAGCCATTGTATCTACCCAGGGTGTAGACTCCCTCTCCAAGGTCCATGGTATTATTAATTACTCTTCCATTCGATACCGTTGGGGGAACGGCTGACAAGTAAGAGTTTAGAGGAATAGCCGTAAGGTCATAGGTTGAGGAATTTGAGACTTCTTGGTTTACTGACTTTATAGTTTCTTCTCCGCCAACTTCCCATAGAAGCACTGGCTTATAAATATATAGTCTTTCTTGTTCTAGCATTCCTGCTGCTTTTATAGTTCCAAGAGTTCTTTCTATGTGTCTAGTTGTATAAGATATTTGTCCACCATTATAGACCTGGTTATCTTGGCTGGTTAGTTCAATGATGTTTGAAAGTTTAGGCTTTGTACTTTTGTTTTTAATTACCTCGAACTCTTCTGAATCTGAGGATCCATAAAAGGTTAAATCTGTAGGTCTTTGCTCTACGGTTGGCATGATAAAGTCTTTGCTCATCATTACAAAATTATTGTATTCATCAAAGAACATTGCTGTTTGAGTTGAAAGTGCTAGTCCTTGCAATATTTCAGCAACGCTTTTATCTGGTGGAATAAAGAAATATGGAATAACCATCTCTGATTCACCCTCAACTCTTTTAAATACATAGTTAGAAAACCCAATAGAGTCTAGTAGTAGAGAGACTGCAGCGCTTACAGAAGTGTTTGTTGATAATATCTCTGGCGCTGTTTGGGATTCAAAATAAAAATAAAGATCTCTAAGGTCTAGGGTTACTTCTTTTGATTGATTATTTATTTTTGGAAAGCCATCGGAGTACAAAGTCTTCATTGGGACATAGTAATCTATTCCTATTGCATCTGTTAAAACTTCATAGATCTTTACTTGAATGTTTTTTATATTTTGATTGGCGATAATGCTTAGCGTGTTATTTTTATTAAACGAATCGTCAAAATCAAAAAGGGACAGGTTTCCAGTAGAAGCAAGAAGTTGTCCAACTGGCATTCCGCTTGCACCTAAATCTGAAGCGCTCTTGTTTAAAGAAAAAGAAGTTACTCTATCCGATAGATCAGCAGTTAGTCTTGGGGAAAACTCAATTAAATCAAATGAGGAGTCAAACTTTTTCATACTATCTACAACAATTCTTATGCCAGAGATGTACTCAAATTCTTTATATTTTTTTTCTCCTCTTACAGTGTAACTTGTTGGATCTGTTAACTCAGTAACAAAGTTTGTAAAACTGTCAACTACTGGCTCTTCAAATTTCCAGCCATAACTTGGAACAAATATCTTCCACTCATCCTTATACCAGATGTGGTACTCTCCTATGTCCCCAGAGTTTTCAACAATAAGATATGCATCTCCTTCTCTTGTTCCTACTGGCGGTCTAAGAGATATAGATGAAAGTTCTCCACGATAAACAAATACCTCAGAGTATATCTTTGGCAGTACCAAACCATATGCTAATTCCACATATCCATCAGACTGAATGATAGGGCTTCCGTCTTTTCTTTTATCTTGATCAGTAAAGGAAACGGCATCAACCCAGTTGTTATTCTTTAATACTTGAACCTTCCATACGCTTGGTGTGGTTTGATTTAGTTCACCAAAGTATGGGTCAGGAAATGAGGATGACTTGTTTGTATATCTTCCAGAGTCTATGTCTCCAATATTTGTTTGCATCTTTACAACAAGTCTGTTTGCTGGAACACTTTCTTTATAGACAACAAATGGAGCAGCATCTTCAATAGCATGTCTGCCATTTATTGTTTGGTTAGAAGTTCCATACTCTACACCATTTTCAGTTCTAAAAGATGTCCAATACTTGAATGGGTCATTTTTGTCTGCCATATAATATCTTGGCTTTCTTGCCATATTTATATCTGGATTGTGTAAAAACTTTCCATCTTGAAAAACTGCTTTATTAATTCCAGATCTTGGTCTAAAAGGTTTTAAACAGTCCTCTAGAGAGTATAGTAATTTTAGTTTATCTTTTTTAGGAATAAGTTTAAAAGGGGTATCATTTTTATCAAGGCCTCCATCTACAACTACATCTGCATCAGTTGCTCCATAGTAAAACGGAGTTGTTGTATTTTTATTCTCTAACATAAAGGTGTTTGGAATAGTTCTGTAAATAGAAGTGGGATCCGTTGGACGGTATCTATAATTTCCAATTGCTAAGATATTTGTATATATGTTCATGTTCCACTCAGCAATAACTACTGACTGGGTTCTAATAGATGAACTTGTCTCTATATGGTTTAGTAAATCTTTGTCCTGAAACATTATGCCTCTTCCAGTGTTAATGACACATTCCAGAAGTCAAAGTTTAAGCCACTTCTTTTTTCAACTGAGTAACTAAAGTCTGCAAAGAATACCTCTATTACTTCATTATACTTATTTGTATTCTTAAATCTTTCATCTTCTGGAGTCTCAAATACATCTTTAAAGTTTGTATATTTATCATATGCAAGGTATACCCAGAAAGAACCCTTGTGGTTTTTATACCAGTCAAGAAGTTCTACCCCTCCTGCACCACCATCTGTAGTAAACTCTAGTGGGTTTGGTCTTGTTGCAGTTTTTGTTAGGTTTGGATTTCCATCAGCATCAAAACCAGCATATGTATCTAGTGCTCTAGATGGTAGCATTTGCCAGGATACTGTAATGGTTGCCTTATCTGCAGTATGGTAAGATCTCATACGGCCATTGATCATTCTCTCCCGTTTTTCAATTCTGGTGGTCTTAAAGTCTATGGGTGACCTATTATTGTCTGAAAGGATTAAGAACTCGCCATAGCCGTCTACAGAGGCTCCTAACGACCCAATCTCGTCCCCTTCAGGGATGTGAAAACCATCTACCTTGATACCTTCGTTATCTGCAAAGAGGAGTCCTTGAGGTCTCTGATATTTCTTACGACCTGCCATATATGCATTAGTTGCCATTATATTCTAACTCCTCTAACCTTCTGGGCATCAACGCTCTTTATCTGAGCAATGACTGTTCTTGCAATTTCATCTGGGTTTGATTCAGACTTAACATTTACACTGATACTATAATTATACACTGCATCGCCTGCTGATTTGCCATTATTAATTGCCTTCATTTTGTCTACACCATGAGACTGTACAGCAAACTTATTCATAACAAACTCTCCAGGAGTAAGCATGGCTGGAACTGTGTCAGTTCCCATTCTAAATTTCTTTTGTGCAAACTGAGAAGAAACAAGTCCTCCAGTTGCATAGCCTTTCCACTTTGAGTAATCGGGTCCGTTGCTGGTTCTATTCATATAAGTAGTGTCATCACCAAAATACCAAGATGTTCTGGTCATTGTATAGCCAGCATCTGTAAGCAACTTTCTTGCTTTATTCATTATAAGTTCTCTGTACTCCATTGTAGATTTTGATTTATCATAGGCCTGAGATAGTGGAAGAAGTACTTTATATGCCTCTGGATCAAGTTTTTTAATGTCAGACATTTTGGTATTTTCGTCGTATCCAAAATCTTTTGCCTTTGCGACATATGCCTTTTTACTTGTGTCGTGTGCTTCTTTGTCTGCTTTAAATGTTGCCGATCTATTCTTAAGCAAATCGAGTAGTTCTTTAATCTGAGGTGGTAGGGACATGGATGCTTTTTGTGCAGCCTCTGTTGCTTTTAAAGACACCACCTTTTTGCCATCTTCATCTTTTGAAGAGTAAGATCTATACTCATCTTTTAATGCCATAATCTTATCGAGTCTTTCTCTAAGATCTTTTACTCTAGCAGGATCTTTTACTTGAGAAAGCATTCTAACTCTTGTATCTTGGTCGGTTTTCTTAGTAGTATTTAAAGCCGTACTAATGTGTTCATTTGGCATAAACATTTGAGGAAAATCCTTATCAATCTGTATCTGGATATCTCTCATCTGTAGCCTAATTCTTTCTGCTGCTTTTGTTAGGCCAGGTGTTGTTGCTCTATACATATCTGTGGCTATTGCATCAGTTATTGGAGTTACTTCATTTGTGCTAAATATTTTGTCTTCTGATAATGCAGATATAGTTGCAGATCCTGTTCCAGTTGTTCCAGTTACTTGTGGTGTTGTGACTGCTGTTGTTGGTGGTGTTTTTTGACCAGGGCCTGGAACAGTATTTGTTGATCCACCAGAACCACCTGTTCCTGAACCTCCAGTAGTTGAACCACTAGTTGTAGACTTTCCACCAGCATCACTTGTTACTGGTCCCTTGACTACTGCACTTCTGTAAATATCATTGGCAGCATTAAGTGAAGTATTATTGTAGTTTGCATTTGGATTATCTGCTGAAGTAGTTGGTCCAGATACTGGAGCAACTGGGGCTACACCCTGATACTTTTGATCAAAAGCCCTTTTAAGCATATCTGCAAGCCAGAATTCTTTTCTTTCTTCTGCAGCCTTTATTGCTGCAAGTTCTAAGTCATATATATCTTTCTTAACCTTATACTCATCTTGTGCTGCTTTGATTGCTGCTGCAGCCTTGTCTGCTTCTGCTTTTGCTAATGTTTCAAGTTGGGCAGCCGATGCCTTAAATTCTTGTCTTAGTTTGTCCATCTCCGTGCCTGGGCCTGCTGCTGATGCAGATGAATATTTGGATAGTGTATCTTCTATACTCTTCCATCCCTTGTCAATTTCGTCAACTGAAGCAAGCATTGTGCCCATAAGACCATCAAAATCTTGACCAGCAAGAGACGAAGCCTCTATCTTAGCAGATATTCCATCCCACACATCTTTTGTTCTTCCAAGTACTTTAATATTGGCTACAAGGTTTTCCATTGCGTCTTCATCTATTGCAATCTGTAAATTGTTGGCATCAAATTGATCTTGTTTTGGCTCAATCTGTAATTTATTTATTTGATAAATTTCATCTTCCATATTGCGTATAGCAAGTTGTCTTGCCTCACGATCTTCTTCAAGTTTATAGATCTCATCGTTTTTCTTTTGGATATCATCTAGTATTTGAAGTCTTGTCATCAACTTGCCGTTGACTTCTGTTGTTACTCTATTTTCTAGATCGTATGTTGCTTGGGCATTCTGATACTGTCTTTCAGTAATCTCATCCTTAGTCAGACCTGAGTCACGGCCACGCAGGTTGTCAATCTTGTTCTTGCGAGATAGTTCTAAAGCCTTTGAAGCATTCTCTGCATTACGTGCAGCATTTGCTGCTCTTATACCCTGGATAGCACGGGCTGCTGCACCAATGTCTCCCTTAGATAGAGCATCTGCAAGATCGAGTTGTTCTTTTTCTTGTGCAACAATTTCAGATTTAATTTCTGAAACCTTTGATAGCGCCTCTGCTTGTTCATCGTATCTCTTGTTTATTTGTTCTGCAGTATGGTTCATGATTTCCATGTCGTTAGACATGATTGTATTTTCTGCATTTATTGCAGCAATCGGTCTTTCAAAAGCAATTTCAATAACTCTTTGTAAGTCGCTTATTTCTTCTTGGTAAACTTCAATCTTGCGACTTACCTTAATCTCAAGGTCTCTAGTTGCTGTTTCAATAGCCTTTTCTATTGGTCGTATCTGATTAAAAGTTATCTTTTGTATATCAAGTTGTAGATTTTCATTTGCTTCTTTTAGGTCCTTTAGTCTTGCAACCATTGCTGTAGATCTTCCATCAACACCAGTTCTGATTAATGCTTCTTGTGCAGAGAACATACGATTAACAAGTTCCATGCCTGGTGCTGCTGCTGCAGCAAAGTCTCCAGCATTAAACTTACCACGGATCTCTACAATCTTTTCTTCTTTTATGCTGTTTAGATAATCAGCAATGGCCTTTGAGTCAATCTTTCCATCTGCTAGATCATCAAGTAATTGTTTTGCTAGTGCTGGGTCTGAAAGAACTGTTTCAATGTTTTCAACAGACATTCCAGTTTGCTTAAGTGCTGATGCTAATTTAGGAACAGATTTTGACTTAAACTCAAAGTCAGCATTTTTCTTTAGCAGGTCTGCCATAACTGCTGCTTTTTCCATTGCTGCTGCTGCATTTTTTGTGTCTTTTGCAAACTTTTCTATTTCTGCACTAGAGAACTGCTTTGAAGCAATTGCTCCAGCAAGGGCTGAATCTCCAACCATCTCTAATGCAGTTGCTGTGTCTACACCTGCTGCCTTTAACTTATTAAATGCTTTAAACTGATTGTCCGTATCAGTAATTACCTTTGTTTGTGCAATATTAAATTTATCAAGTGGTGCCTCATTATATGCTGCGATGATAGCCTTGCCTTCTGCAGATATTCCAGCAATCCTTGATTTGTCGTATACAATATTTCCTTTTTTATCTTTTACTACATTACCCTTTTTATCTTTCTTTGCTTCATATGTAAATACACCCTGCTGTCCCTTTTTCTTGCTATCAAGATCAGCCTTAGTCAATGCATCAAACTGCTCTGCATCCAAACCAGCAATATAATCTCTAAACTCTTCTGGAACCTTTAGTGCAATAAGTTTTTGCTGCACACCGTCAAATGCCTTGAACATGTCTGCAACATTCTTTTTTGCAGCAGGGCTAGTAAATGCTGCAAGCATTGACTCAATTGGCTTCTTGGCATTAAACGACTGATCTCTAACCATCTTAATACGCATTGCAAGTGAATCAAGGAAGTCTAGTGGGTCTTCTTTCTTTCCTCCCGTATCTTCTTTTGTAGTAGGTCCTGCATTTTTATTGGCAATCTTTGGGTCTGATCCAAATATAGCCTCTACGCCTTTTTGAGTCCACTGCATTGCTGCTTTATAATCATTTAGAGGTAATGGATTTCCATTTTCATCTTGAGTTAATAACTTAAGAACAGTGTTAAACTCTGTAGTATATGCTTTTGAACCTGGAGCGCCCTTTAGAAATGCTGCTTGTTCAGCCTGTAGGTTAGCCCAAGCCAGTCTTTCTTCTTGTGTTTTAAATGATGTTGCTGTGGTAAACAGAGTAGTATATGTTTGAATTGCTTCTTTTCTTATCTCTGGCTTTAGTTCCCCGTAGTAGGACCAGTTGTCTATAATTCCCTGGACATCTACCTCATTATCTTTACCAAACTTAACAACCGCCTCTTTCGTTATTGGGCTTGACATTTTTTCAATTGCTTCTAGTTTATTAGATAAAGCAACGAGTCCAGGCATTCCAATTGTCTTTATGGTAGCCTCCATGTCTATTTCCATACCGTCTGATCTTTGAAGAACTGCAACTGCCTTAGAAACTCTATCAAACTCTGCTGGACTCTTTCTAACCATGCTGATCATAATACTCTTAGCAGTTTTTTTGTCAACACCTTGTAGCATAGAGGCAAGTTCTGCCACTTTGCCTCCGCTATGTAGCCTCATTCCAACAGCAATAACTGTGTCCATCTGCTTTAAGTCACCCTTAAATATCTTCATCATTGTTTCAATTTGTTCTGGCTGCATTTGTCCAGTCTGCATTAATAGATTTATTTTTGCTTCAAAGGTTCTTGCTTCATCCTTATCAGCAAATGACTTATCCTTATCAGACCTTGCGCCAGCGTCTAACACTCTCTGCGCTGATGCTTCTGATGCTGTGCCCTTGTACTTTGCCTTTACATCTGCCTTCTGTGCATCAAAGTAAGCGTCCTCTCTTCTTGCTGCGTCACGTAAAAAGTTATTTTGAAGAAAAATTTTTGACTTATTTTGTGTAACAAGTTCATTTGCATAACTTACTTGTCTATCTATCTGTGCAGCAACGATATTATTCATTCTTAACATTCCTGCTTCTTGCTGTCCTAGCAAGTCTTTAATTTTTGTATCTAGTTCTAATTGTTTTGCTTTATCAGTGGTTGTTTCTCTTTGTGCTCTTAATACTGCAAGTTGATTATCATAATACAAAGACATAGCATCGGCTTGTGCCTGTGCAGTTTCAATCGCTGCTGAACTAGCAACAGCAAGTGCTGCAGTCTTATCAGAGCCAGATGCTGCTCCGATAAGTCCGAGAGTTCCTATTTGTGACCATACGCTATTTTGGCCAACTTCTGATCTATCATCTGATGTATACTTTCTTACTAGATCTTCCGAAAGACCAGATGCGCTCTTTGCAATTCTTGTTCTTACCTCTAAAGGATCTTTTGTTAGGTCTTCTCCGCTTGGACCAATTAGTTTCCTTAGTTCTGCATTAATCCTTATCCCAGTAACTGAGTCCTTAAGGTTAATACCCATCTGAGTTGCGATATCTTGTCCAAGATCTGGAGCGATAGTTCCATCTGATATTGCTGCTGCTAGTTGTAAAGCAAACTGTTCTGCAGCAACTTCAGTGCCATTCTTTTTTGAATTCTCTACAAAGGCGGCCTGTAACGCCTTTCCTGCATCCCCCTTAAGGAACTGCTCAGATTCCATTGTTGATTTTCTGTTTGTCTCAACATATGTATTTAACTGTCCCTCTCCTCTTCTTCTGTTCATTATTTCGGAGGCTCCTACTTTTCCAGTTTGCTCTCCGATCTTCTTTAGCATATCTGCAGATACAGTAGTTGCTCTTGTGAATTTTGCAATTGCTATTGCAGTTGCCTCTAACTTTTTATTAAGAGCATATGCTCCGACTGCCACTGCTGCAAGTGCTGTTGCTGCAGCGGTGTAAGGGTTAGACATTAACTTAGTTATCATTGGTGCAAACTGTGCTACTGTCGCTGCAGTTCCTAGCCCTGCTGTGACTGCTGTTGGTGCACCTGCTGCACCTGCAACCATTGCTGCTGTTCCTAGGCCACCTGAAATCTTACCAGAAAACTTTGAAACCTTTTCAACTCGCATTCCAACTTTCTTTTGCTTTAGTTGTTTTTCAGTAAGAGTTGTTGGTTGCCCTGTTTCTGGGTCAAATAGGAACTGACCCTTTTTATTTCTGGTGTATCCAGTCTGTCCTGGATCATCTGGTCCATTAGTTCCTGGATCTCTACCCATTACTTCATCATAGGCCTCTGTATATCCAGGTGCTTTGCTTGGATCAAATGGAGTTTTACCTGTCTGGGATCCATCAGGGATAATTGCACCTGCATCTTTCATTCGTGCAGCAAGTTCTTGTTGCCCTAATGCCCTTATTTTTTTCTTGTCTTCTTCAATGTCTCTATTTACTTTAGCAATACTTTCTGAAGAGTCTGCAAGGTCATCTTGTGCTATACCAGTAGTATCTGTTGATTGGAGAACATCGTTTAGATTTCCAGTAGTAGCCTCTGTTATTTGTGCACCAGTTAGAAGGTTTGTTGCATTCTGCATTTGTGCATCTACTGCTTCTTGAGTTATGTCTGATAGTTCGCCTGTTTGTTCTGCAACTAGAAGGGTTGAGTCTGCTGTATCATCTGTACCTTCGACAATTCGTCTTAGCCCGTCGCCCTGTTCTACTGTTCCATTAGAAATAATCTCTTCTTGTTCATCTTGAATCTTTTGAATTTTGCCTGGAGTTGCTACATCTTCTTCAGCAACGACAATATCCTTACCTTCAAGTTCTGCCATTGCAACGGCCTGTCTTTTCTTTGCTGCTTCTAATTCTAAAGCATTAGCCCTTTCTTTAGCCTCAAGAACTTGTGCATCTGTAATAGTTGTAGGGGAGTTAGACTTGATCTGCTTTGCTTGCTCTGCTTCGAGGGCTGCTGCTTTCTTTCTAGCATTTGCTGATTCTTGTTCAGCCTTTTCTGCTTCTTCACGAGCCTTACCGATATTGATGGTGTTACCTTTAATAGTAACTCTTGACTTACTCTGATCTCTGATCTGCTGAACAACCTGTGCCTGTGCTGTTGCAGCCTGCTCTGTACTTACCGCTAAATCTTCTGCTGCTGCTTCTGTTCTTGCTGTTGAAGAAACAGTTAAAGAAGCAGTTCCTGATGATGGTGGTGTTACTGGTGGTGTTGATGGACCTCCACCAACCCTACCTGTAGCGCCACGCTTTCTTCTTTGTCTATCTAAAGATTTAAGAACTTGTCTTTCATCACGAAATTCTGGAGTATCAAGGTCATCGTAGAAAGCCTTATTATCAAGATCCATCTTGTCGACTGCTGCTTGTGTTTCTGCTGCAGTTCTTGGCTTTTTCGGTACAGCAGAAGAGCCAAGTTGTGCACCCTGAGAAGCAACCGATGCCTCTCCTTCTTGCAAACCAATAACAACGCCTTCTGCAATATCTTTACCAACTTCAATTCCATCTGTAGAAGGAGACTGGGTCTTTGCACCCTTTTTTACGCCTCTTGTCGCTGCTGCGCCAATCTTTTCACCTTCTGCTTCAGCCTCTGCTTCTGCTTCTGGAGTAGCCACGACAAGGGGTGCTAAACGATCCTCTTCTTCTTGATCGAGTACTCCAAGTCTTTTCTTTCTTCCTGCCTCTCCACCAATTGCTGAACCTGGTTTTGGAAATAAGTTTTTAGGTACAGAAGTTACGTCCTCTGGAAGTTCAATCTCTCCATTTGCGTATGCCTCCATGATCAGGTCTTCTTGGTCTTGATCAACACCACTCATTCTTACCCCTGAGACATTGTTAGAAGATCTTTGGACTGCTGCTGCAACGGTTGGATCTACTCTAGGGTCATTAATTGTTTGTTCTCTAATTGCCATTAGGTCTGAGTCACCCATGACACCACCCTTGTTCTTGCTAGCAAAAGTTCTTAGATGTTCTTCATAAACTGCATCTAACAGTCTTATCTTTTCAGCATTGGCATCTACATCAAGGCCAGCATTTTCAAGGCTTGTTCTCCATTTTTCAATTGGTTCTAGGTTGGTAAATTCATTAACAAACTCATCAACATTTTTTCTATCTAGGTTTAGATCCGTATTTGTTGATTGTTTAATACCATCAAAACCTGCAGCAGATACTGGTGTAAACTGTGGCGTAATTGGGGTAGTAGGCTTTCTTGGGTCGCCATCTGGAAGATTATTAGCCCAGTCAGCGCCTGCTTGTATTAACCTAATCCTTTTAGAAACGTTTGCACTTTGACTAGTTGCTTGTAATGCATCTTCATAAGGTACTGGTTCTGATACTTCTGTGTGTGCAAAAGTTGATGCATTGTTTTGATTTCCATGTGTATCTAGAGTGTCAAAAGCATTTGATGAGCCAAGTGCTCTGCCCTTTAAAAACTCCTTTATCTTATCGCTTGATGCAAATCTGTCTGGAATAGCAGAAAGTGCTGCATCTGCTTCGTCAAGCATTCTACTTCGCCAACGATTAAGAGCCTCTGTTTGTGATGCTACAATTTCTTCACCAGATGCTCTTGCAAACTCAATTATTCTCTTAACTCCTGCCTCTCCAGTAGAGATTGCACCTTCTATAAGACCTCTGGCTCTCTTATCAAAATCAGCACTGCCAGTTCCCAAGTAAACAGCCTTCATCTGTGCTGCTCTTGTTGCTAGGCCATCTGCAGTAAATCCACCACCTTCTATGTTTGTTGACTGTGCATACTTTTTAACAGTACCATTCATAATTCCAGCAATAAGTTCTGGATTCTGCTTTACCATATCTTTTGATAGAACAACTTCTCCTGGAGTAAGCATTGCTGGTACGGTGTCTTTATTGCCAGTACCTGGAACAACTCCACCTGTTGCAAACTTCTTTGGTAGTCCTGCTACTGCTCCTGTTGGTCCTGGAACAGTGTTAAATAATCCTGGTGATGATTGAGCAAGGGCTCTTGCCTGTGATGCTGCATTTTGATATGCTGCTGCCAAAGCATTAACTGATGCTTGCTCGACATTGAATGTAGATATAAGTTGCTGATGTGATGTATGTAAAGCGTTAGACTGTGCAAGGTTTTCAATCTGTTGGTTAGTTAGGTAATCAAACCCTCCGCCTAGAACACCAGTTGAACCATTCAGTTTGGCAATTCCACCACGAATTTTTGCAAACAGTTTGATAGTGTTTGCAAGACCATTCATAAGAATACCAAATGTCATCAATGCAATAGGAGCAAGTCCTCCAATGACACCAATAATAATTGTTATTACTTTTTTAGTTCCATCACTTAGGGTGTTAAACTTTTCCAATATTCTTCCAACAAAACTAACGATTGGAGTTACTGCCTGTAAGAACGCTTTACCGATAGGAACAAGTTGTAGTTTAAGATTTTCCATAGACTTCTTAAACTTGTTACCAGTCATATCCTCAACCTTGCCAAGTTCTCTCTCAGACAAGATTGCTAACTCTTCAACTGATGCTCCAGCAAGGCCAAGTGCTCTAGCAGCCTGAGAAGAATCCTTTGTAACGTTTTGGAATAAAGTAGATAGACGAGCAAACTGGAACTTACCAAATAGTTGTTCAATTGCTCGTGCACGGTTTAGAGGATCAAGTGTGTCAAGTGCTCTTGCAAATCCTACAACAGTTCCTTTTAGATCTCCCTTGTTTGCTTCAACAAGACCCTTAATATTAATTCCAAGGTTTCCAAGAAATTCACTTGCCTTCTTTGAAGGGTTGATCATAGAAGCAAGACCAGACTTGAGTGCGTTAGCACCTTCTGATGCGTTGATTCCACCTTCCTTCATTGCAGTCATAAAGAATGCAAGGTCTTCTACAGATCCACCAAGTTGCTTGATAACTGGTCCAGCCTTTGGAATTGCAATTGTTAAGTCTTCGATAGAAAGAACAGTTTGGTTTTCTACTGCGTTAAGAAAGTTAATCTTGCTTGCTAACTCTTCAGTTGCTATTCCAAAAGCATTTGTAAGAGATATAGTTGTTTCAAGTGCTTGCTGTTGTTCAACTTGTCCAAGAACTGCAAGTCTTGTTGCCTGAATTACCTGTGCATTAAGAGCGTTTCCAGTTAAACCCATTGCTGCTGCGGATCCAGCCATTTCGACAGTATCTTTTACTGCAATTCCGTATTTAGTAAACTCTCTTCCAAGCCTTTGAATATCTGCAATTGCTTTATTGGCTGCTTCAGAACTAGTACCAAGATCTCCATAAACTCTTAGGAACTTTGTTACAACTTGTTCCATTTCCATAAATGTTTTTGCTGCTGTAGAACCCAAAATAGAAAGTGGAATAGTTAAACCAACCATCAACTGTCTACCAGCCCACTGAGTATTCTTACCGAAATTCAGTAGTTGGGTTGAGCCTTGGCTTAATAGTTTATTTAAAAACTGCTGTCTTTGTGCAGCCATTTGCATGCGTGTCGCATAGTCTGTATACTGACCATTGACCATCTTCAGGTGTTTTGGAATAACCTGGAGAACCTTGATCATGTCTCCATTTGCAGCCTGCATCTGGATATACTGAGACTGTAAAAGTTTTACTCTATCCTTACTAGCACGTGTTAAAGTTTCACGCTCTTGTGCAAACATGCCTTTAAATACTTTTGTATTTTGCGTTGCTGCTGCTGCTGTGTATCTAAAGTACTGTCGCATTGACATTTGATTTTTTTCAAGTGCCTGCGTGAAAGAGGATGTACTTGTTGCTACATCCTTTTGAGTTGCAACAAACTTTCCAGTTGCGTTAATAGCCTGTATAAGTTGGCTATTGAGGCCCTTCTGGGCATTCATTGCTGCAACGTTGCCCTGAGTTAGGGTTTGATTAAAACGGCTGAGGCCAGCCTGTAACTGACGTAATTGTGCTAATGCTTGACTGGTATCAAAATTAATACCTATATTTGCATTTACGTCAGCCAATGACTATACCTCTTTACTTGATTGAGTTTAGAAGACCTGTTGAGTCAGAAAGTTGCATTCCTGAAGCAGCATCAATGATCTTGTAGACTGTAGGAAGATCTAGATTTTCCTCAATCGCCTCTCTGTTGTCTGCAATTGCAGGCAAGTATTGTTTAAATGCAATCTGTACGCAGTCAAGAAGGATATCCATTGACTTGCCATTGTCTTCTGCAACATCTGATAGTTTAGTAAAATGTTCCATAAATGGCTTAAGCAAAGATATCTTTAGTGGCTTAATCTCAAACTTTGTTCCGTCCATAAGGGACAGTTGGTTCTTGCTTTCTACTTCTTTAACCATGATTTCCTCCATTGTAGTTGTTTAATTATACCATAAACAAGCGTGTTTTTAGTCTAGTTTTTCATAGTCTAAGCCCATGCCGATTCCAAATCCAGCCTTTTGTGCACTAATGCCTTGAAGGGCAACAATGTCTTTTGCATTTGCTGCTTCACCGCCACTGAACACCCTAGCCTTCATTTCTTCCCAGGCATTGGCTTTACCAGAATTCTTGTCTAGGTCTACGCCTTGCATTGCTGCAAGGAATTTCTTTTCATCGTAGTTTAGTTCTCTTCTTGTAGATAGTGTTATCATTAACTCTGGCATAGATAAAGACTTTTCTAGTTCATCATAATCTTTCCAGATACCCAGCAAAAA